ATGAAATTTAAAAAATGTCTTCTGCCTGTGGCAATGTTAGCGTCATTCACTCTGGCAGGATGCCAGTCAAATGCTGATGATCATGCCGCCGATGTTTATCAAACCGATCAACTGAATACCAAACAAGAAACTAAAACCGTTAATATTATTTCCATTCTTCCCGCAAAAGTTGCCGTAGACAACGCCCAAAATAAACGGAACGCACAAGCCTTCGGCGCGCTTATTGGCGCTGTCGCTGGCGGTGTTATCGGCCACAACGTCGGGTCTGGCAGCAATTCCGGAACGACGGCAGGTGCAGTTGGCGGCGGAGCTGTAGGCGCGGCAGCGGGTTCTATGGTGAATGATAAAACCTTAGTGGAAGGTGTTTCTTTAACATATAAGGAAGGCACCAAAGTGTATACCTCCACCCAGGTGGGTAAAGAGTGCCAGTTTACGACAGGTTTAGCCGTTGTTATTACCACGACGTATAACGAAACGCGTATTCAGCCAAATACCAAATGTCCTGAAAAGAGCTAATAATCAGGAGGAGTCATGAAGAAAGTTTTTCTTTGCGCCATCTTAGCCTCCTTAAGCTATCCGGCTATCGCCTCATCATTGCAGGATCAACTCTCGGCTGTCGCAGAAGCGGAACAGCAAGGTAAAAATGAAGAGCAAAGGCAGCATGACGAATGGGTCGCGGAGCGCAACAGGGAAATCCAGCAAGAGAAGCAACGTCGCGCAAACGCCCAGGCCGCGGCTAATAAAAGAGCGGCAACGGCAGCAGCGAATAAGAAAGCTCGTCAGGATAAACTGGACGCCGAAGCCACTGCGGACAAAAAACGCGATCAAAGTTATGAAGATGAGCTACGTAGCTTAGAGATTCAGAAACAAAAACTGGCGCTGGCGAAAGAAGAAGCCCGCGTCAAGCGCGAAAACGAATTTATCGATCAGGAACTGAAGCACAAAGCTGCGCAAACCGATGTGGTGCAATCTGAAGCTGACGCAAACAGAAATATGACTGAAGGCGGTCGCGATCTGATGAAAAGCGTGGGTAAAGCAGAAGAGAATAAATCAGATAGCTGGTTTAACTAAACGATGTTAGTAACTTCAAACCTATAATTCTTTAGGATAAAAAAACCCTCTGTAGTAACAGAGGGTTTTGTTCATTCATAGTGCAGGGTCAAATCATTCCCACTCAATTATTTACGACAACCATAACCAATTGAGTGATAACATTTTTCCAAATCTCAATTTTTCCCGTACCGTTTTATATACCGTCACCGGAAATCAGTACCATGAAAAATGCCATGCTATCTGGTCAAAGTGTCGTACTGTTTTTCGCAGACTCTTCCGGCTTCGGCTGCCCGGTCAGCATACTCTGCCAGTTGTCTGTTTCTCTCGAGAGATTTGCTGAGCACGTCGGCAAGCAAAACTCCGGTGTCTGCGGCTGACGACCCAGCGCCGACAATGGCGTTATACTGCCTGAGCTGCTCACGGATGGCAAAGAGTTGTTGCTGCAACCGGCCAGCGCTAGCGGCAGCATCAAGAGCATCATTGCGCGCCTGGTCGATCCTCTGCTGAGCTTCACGTTCATTGGTCACTTTCTCCTGTTCGTAGTACTGACGAACTTTGTCTTCTTCGGCTTTGCTGTCTTCTTCCGCCTGAGCATACCCGGCATCGTACTGGCGACTGCCGTGTATATTCCAGGCAACCACTCCTGATATGACCAGAACAGCAAGCACTGCCACGATAAGAAACTGTTTCCAGTATGCTTTTACGAATGCCCAGATCATACCGCCAGCACCTTACTGGCAGTGATGTACCGCGCTCGCCGGTCGTCGATGCCGTTCCGGCCACCATTGATAATCAGAGTTACACGTGCAATATCGCCGGTATACTTCATGCATCCTTTGCTGGCGAAGAACCACGCCGCGCTACGAGCCGCATATTCGTCCTGCGCCAGCAGTTCAGGGCTCTCCAGCAGGTCAACCTTCAGACCGTTTCCGCAATCACGATAGTTATTCAAACCGGTAATCTGGATAAGTCCGCGCCCTCGGTAATTCCAGCCATCACCAGGGGCATTGTTCCCCATGCGTTTGCTGTATACCAGATTTGCGATCGCGCGCTGGCGCTCAAGTGGCAATGGTGGTTCACCAGCACGGCGCCCCAGTGCATTAGCCTGCCCCTGAGTGAGACGCCCAGCCCGAACGAAGTTAGCCAGTCCGCTGACACTGTAGTTGAAATTCTCCTGCAACCTGGTGAAGCCCCCAGACTCATGCCCGACTTGAGCAATAAACATTGCCTGATCTTCTGCTTTGCTGATACCAAACTCTTTCATCGCAGAAGTTATATGCGAGAACCAGCGTGCGGCCAGTGCCTCGCTGATACCAGCAGCTCGCTGGAATTGTTTAATCTCCATGTTTAGACCTCGATACTTTAAAAATTTGAACGACGTTACCGCGCGTTTTAATAACCGCAGCCAGCATGACAGCGTTGATAATGACCTCAGATAAATCCACAGCCATTGGCGTACGTAACCAGATTGCATAGGCGACTCGAACAGGAATACTGGCCGCAGCAACAATCAGGAAATAAGCAAGCCATCCTCCCCACCTTCGATGTTGAGAGCCGTTACGCCGGAATGTGACAACGCGAATTGCTATGCCAGTGCAAATAACTGCATTAGTGATAAGCAAAAAAAACTCATGCGTTACCATCGTCTTTTCTCCCCGGAATTAACTCGCGTGGATTATCGGAACGGTGATAGAGCCATATACCAATACGCACAGCGACAATTGCTGACACGAATGCGCCTGCAGAGAAAACAATCCCTTTTTCAAAAGAGTCCTGCGTGATGGTAGGGATCAGGCTGGCTATGCCGATAAGAATTGATGCTGCTGGTTTGTAAAAGAGAAGGCCGCAAAGAAAGCTGAGCATCGACAGGAGCACCCGGCGACGGATGGGGTACTCTACTGCAGAGGTAACAAAAATTACCGCCCCAGCCAAAGCCCCTAAAGCAACCTCCGGAGGGACACCTGCAATAACTGCAGCAAGAGAACCAAAACTAAGCAACTGATTTAATTGCTCACTTGTTACTTGAGCAGACATACTTTCTCCTGTTTACTATCTATAAGCCAGTCAATTATTGATGACTAAACCCGCATAGTAAACCATATATGAATCATTATTGTTCCATATCATATATCTCAATAAAAGTACTAATGATTTTACAGAACGAGCCAGCAGAGTGGGGGCAGTTGTACAGGAACCATAGACTTAATTTTGTATTTAATAATGCTATGGTGTAATAAACCTGAACATGTATTTAAAATACGTACTGATTCATGATAGAATTCAAAGATAACTTTTCACCAACTCCGTTTTTGATACCCGCAATATTTTGCGGGCTTTTTTTTAACGTTCTTCCAGAGACTGAACCCGCTCTTTTATCTTATCCATTTCTCTGCGCTGCCATGCTGCCTCGATATAGAATAAGAGATCAGGTCTGACCCCTCTTGGGCCACCAGATTTTTTGCAGCTTCTATAGCAGCATCCACCCCCTGCGCCCGTACTTCAGCCAAGAAAGCGTCGGTGGCTGTGGTTTCGATATCGTTAATTTCAGGAAGAATCTCTTCCCATGTAGCGATATCGCCATTCAAATGCCATCCGGCAATTCCACTGGAGTTATCCGCAACACTGCGAACGGCTTCAATAGTTTCATGCATTGCCTCATTCTCCGCTGCCAGCGCATTAGCACGCACCAGTTGCACTTCCAGTTGCGTTGCCAAATCGCTGATCAGCTTTGCCACACTGCGCATATCAACGGCACCACATTCTGCTTTCAGTTCCGAAGCCATCTCATGCCCGGCGGCAACTAACCCTTTGATATTACTTTCCATCTTTACCCTCGCTTATCCACATAACTTATTGATTACATTGATAACTAAAAAGATCGTCGATTCAGAACTCTTCGATGTTCCAGCCACCACCTGCTTTCTTTGGCTTAACCGTTACCCCGATGATTCGGAACGGATACTGATCTGCGGCGACTTTGGTTTTCACTCTGGCGTCATCGGTCCAGAATCCCCCTTTCACTTCGTGCAGTTCCATCTCGCCGGTGGCGAGCATCACAGCAAAATCTGGCGTATAGAACGTGTTGTCAGCTAACCGCAGCTTGATACCCTCAAATCGATACCAGACGATTTCTCCTGCACGTTTACGCAGCTCAAGGTGCTGGCAATACGCAGATTCTGTTTTGTTCATCTGGCCTGTTTTGAGTCGACCAAGAGCCTGCATCTGTTTTCTCATGATTTACCCCTTAGGTAATTAAAAACCACATAAGACACGAAATCAATAGATTTTAGAATATTTTATTACCTCTAAGGTAATTATCGAGACGTAAAAAAATGCGCTATCGCGCTGGTATTACTTGATAAATCCTGACGCCTTTCCCCGCCTGTATTCCTCCATCAGCCACTGCGCCGGTGTTATTCCCCCAAGGGTGGCGGCGTTAGGCATGCACCCGAAACTTCGCCCTGGTGGATGGTAAACGTCTCTCCCTGTGTCCGGAGGCGTACTCATGGGTTCTGGCTTTGCCTGTATGCTGATCACCGGATCGGGTATCTGCTGTCCGGAAGCCACCTTTTTCGCCCAATCATCGAGCAGCCTGCGCGCGTGTTTCTCAACCTCAATCTCGCTAAGCTGGCGCTGATACATTGCACGGCGGGTATCACATACGACCCAGTACATAACCGGATGTCGCCACGGGAATCTTTCGGGACCACCAGGATATAAACTTTTTTCCTTGCTGTACCGGTGAAACTCCGCCATCACATCGTCAATGGTGACGCCAAGAACCATCTTGCTGTCTTTACACCACTTGATGAATTGCCCTGGCGACGGCCAGAACGGAGACTCACTGGCGCGGGCGTGGCGCATACCAGCAGAAACCTGTTCACGGGTTCGGATCCCCCCTTCGGCAAACGCAGCAATCCACTGCTGTTTTGCAGCAACTTCCTGCTCTGGCGTCTTCAGGTTGGTTACCACTGCCGCCGGAAACAGTTGTTTCAGCTGTTTGAAAAGGGCATCAACAAGCCTCTCTGCTGACATGTTCACCACGTTGTCATTGTTGGTGTACTGATGCTCATAACCTGACATGCGAGAAAGGGCTTCTCCGTCACGGTTTTGTATCGCGGTAAAAACGTTGTTCACAAGAAATCCTCCCATGCTTCAGGGCTGTTCCAGTGCGGAACGTTGTTATCAGGTAATGTTGATTGCTTCTGTCTGCTAATCTGCAGCCGCCTTGCCAGCTTCTGCTCCCACTGTGCCTGATGGTATGCCTTACCCTCAGCCATCCAGTAAATTCTGAACTCTGCAAGTTCCTGTGCCGTTGGCAGACTGTCCAGGCAGATCCCCTGCAATGAGCTTTTCCGAAGAAAGTCATCTGATGGCTGCCATTGTTCATGCATGACAAATTTGCCTAATTGCCCTGGCCCACCAGGAGGAACAAAGTTATTCATCACGGCGTTGTTTGCGCCGGGGTCATGATGCACAGAATCCCCGTTTTTTGTCCTGCTCTCCCTCTCTTGGTTAAATGACTGGTTATATGACTGGTTCTGGATCCCGTTTTTGGGATCATTCAACATCCCGTTTTTGGGATCATTCAACATCCCGTTTTTGGGTATATTCCCGTTTTCGGTAACATTACCGTTTTCGGGTTCATTGCCCCCCTCTCGGTTGCCTTTAATGTTCCCGTTTTTGGTTATATTAAGAGAGAAAACCCGCACTCTTTTTGTCGCTCCCTTTCTCTCCCCGGTATCTGAAATAAGCCCCATTTTCATGAGCGATATAAGTCCGGCCTGCACGGTTTTTTTATTCAGGCAAGTGTCTTTAACGAGGCGTTCTATGCTGGGGTAGCAGAGGTTATATTCATCGGCTCTGTCAGCCATCGAGAGCAGTATGAGCTTTAATGACGAGCTACCTGGATCTGTCTCCCAGGCCCAATCTGTTGCATGTCTGCTCATGATTAATCTCCGCTATCAGCTTGAATGTTGTGGGGAGGAATTAATCATGATCTGCTTAATCTCTGCCCTGATACGACGGTTTGATTCCATGGTGCACTCAACACAGTGTCCGTTGTAAACCCAGCGTTCACTGTCATGTCCGTGCTTACATGTTTTTCCGGTGTAGTAGCGTTTAAGTCCGCGCTTTGCGGCATCAATACGTGTAATGATTTCCATGGTAAGCCCTGTTATTAGTATTGGGATTACGGTCATTTTGTGCTGACACAAAAAAAAGATCAACCAGATTTGGTTTTTTATTACCTTTGAGGTACGAATAGATATGAAAAGACCGCCGGATGGCGGTCTACAGAGGGTTGTGGCTGGATATCATGAGTAGAAGAAGTATGCCAATTCTGCTTTTGAGCGCAGCCATTGTCTTGTTTTACAGGCTTTAAAAAGCCCATTCATCAATACCTTACCTGGCATTTTGCGCTTACCTGTTAAGTGAGTCTGGATATAGTGACTCGTCGTTCCGGCTTCCTGTGCGAAGGCTTCACGCTCATCCGGAGTAAGTGCAAGCCAGTGCTTTTTGAAATCGAAATGTCCGTTATCGCTCATAGCTATTGCCTGATATTTATTTCAGATAATAAATATTCACCCATAAGGTAACAAAAATCAAGGATAGTTACCTGTGGGGTGCATTTACCTGTTGGGTAATATTGCTTTAAATTGAATCATCTACTGATTCATATACGAGGCGATTTTCCAGAAAATGAAAAGTATCCAGGACGTCCGCAGGCAAAATCTCAACGACTTGATCGACCGTGAATTCAATGGTGTTCAGACGCGGATGGCAGAAAAACTTGGAACTCAGGCAAATCTGGTAAACCGCTGGGCTCTTGGCAAGAAGGTTATCGGCGACCAGGTTGCGCGAAAAATTGAAGCTGCCGCCAATAAACCCCGTAACTGGCTTGATATCGATCGCTCGCTTTCTCAGGAAGGTTTTCAGCCTGTCGGCCCAAGCGACATTGGCCAGCTGGCGGCTCACAACCTGGAACGCTGGATGAGCGAAAGCCGCGACCTTTCAACACAGGGAAAACTTCACCGCGCATCCGGCGTCGCCCAGGTGACAATCAGCCGCCTGTTAAACAATGAGGTCAGCGTTTCCATTTCCACCCTGGAGAATGTTGCATCCGCATTCGGGCGTCACGGCTATGAATTACTGATTCACCCGCACGACCCTGCGACCATCAACTATGACCGCTCGCGCTACGCATTGTTACCCGAAACCGAGAAAGCAAAGATCGAAAGTTACATTGAATTTGTCATCAACCAGAACGAAAAAAACAAACAATAAAATCATATTTTTCAGTAAGTAAGCCGCCTTCTGGCGGCTTTTTTATTGCCTATGCTATTACCTAATGGGTAATTTTTTTAACTCATATCTATTGACATCAAACCAAATACGCATAATTATTACCTCAACGGTAACAGACCGAGGTAACAAGTTATGCAGTGGAAAATCATCAACGGTTGGTACTGCGTTACTGCATGCGGATTCATGAGCTGGAAGTTCCGCACCTTACAGGAAGGCATTAAGTGGGCTTTCGTCAGCAAAGAAGCTCGCGATGTGGCCAACGATAACGAGATATGGGAGGTCTGATAATGAACGTTAATCAGCAGAAAAATCTTCAAAAAATCATGCTGGCATTCGACAAGGACTACCGCCTGTCAGAACAGCTATATGACCGACAAGTTGAACTGATCGAGAGCATCCGGCTTCATCAACTGGCCTCAACTTTCGACGCTGTAACAGGTAAAGGCGTTCGCCAGGAAGTACTGGAGGCCGCTAAAGACAGTCCAGAGTTCGAAGAACTGATGGATTCCTACCGGCGCGAGGCAATGGCAATTATAGCGCGCTGGGATCTGGCTGATCAGCTTGATGGGCAGAGGGACGCGGCATGAAACCAACACTCCTCTCATTGCTGCGAGGTGGAAAACACAGCATCCGAGATATGGCAAAGATTCTTGGTATCTCAAGATCGAAGGTTTCTTGGTTCATCGCTGAGCTTGAACGTCGCAAATGGGTAGAGGTAACCAGGAGCGCAATATATTTCCACGATGGAACCCGTTCCAACAAGCAGAACGAATACAAGGTTAAGTTATGAATACTGGCATCTATTTCGACATCAGCAATGAGGACTACCACGCCGGTGACGGCGTGAGTAAGTCGCAACTGGACATGGTTGCCAAGAATCCGGCGCTTCTTAAATGGGTTCAGGCAGCACCAGAAGACGAAGAGAAAAAGTCTGCACTGGATATGGGAACCGCATTGCACTGTCTGCTTCTGGAGCCTAGAGAGTTCGACAAACGCTTCATTGTTTCACCGAAATTCGATCGTCGGACGAAACAAGGTAAAGCTGACGAAGAGGCATTTCTTCGTGATGTGGCGGATATGGGGATTACGGTACTTGATGCCGAGCAGTGGCGGAAACTGGAACTGATGCGTGATAGCGCAATGGCTCACCCGGCGGCACGCTGGATGTTGGAAGCACCTGGTTACTGCGAAGCGTCAATGTACTGGAACGATGAAGAAACGGGTGAGTTGTGCCGAATTCGTCCAGACAAATGGCTGAACGAGCACAACGTGATCATCGACGTGAAAAAGGTTGCAGATATGGACCGTTTTGCACGTCACATCGAGGAATTCCGCTACCACGTGCAGGACGCAATGTACCGCGAAGGCGCAATGAGGGTTACTGGTCAGCCGCATGGTTTTTTCTTTCTTGCCGTGAGCGAAAGCATTGATTGTGGTCGGTATCCGGTACGCGTGTTCGAGCTGGATGCGCCGGATGTCGATGCCGGGCACGCTCTGTTCCGCCGGGATCTGAATACCTATCACGAATGCCGCATCAACGATGAGTGGGGCGGAGTGGAAATTATTAAACGCCCTGACTGGGCACGTAAACAGGATATGTACGTATGAGCAATGATATCGCAATCACATCACAACCAGGCGCAACTGTAGGCACTGCTGCGGCAATCTTCAGCCCCGAGGGAATGAATCAACTGGTGCGTTTCGCTGAGTTGATGTCACAAAGCAAAGCGACTGTACCGAAACATCTTGAAGGCAAACCTGCCGATTGCCTGGCGGTGACCATGCAGGCGGCACAGTGGGGAATGAACCCTTTCGCCGTGGCGCAGAAAACGCATGTGGTAAACGGAACGTTAGGCTACGAAGCACAGTTGGTAAACGCGGTCGTATCCTCGTCAAGCCTGCTGGCGACACGCCTGAATTATCGCTGGAGCGGTGACTGGTCGAATGTTAACGGCAAAACAGATAAATCACCGAATCTGACGGTAACTGTGTCAGCAGTTCTTAAAGGAGAAGCAGAACCACGTGAGCTTACCATCAGTATGGCGCAAGCCGGAGTGCGTAACTCTCCATTGTGGGAACAGGATCCGCGCCAGCAGCTTGCCTATCTTTGCACGAAACGATGGGCTCGCCTGCACGCTCCTGATGTACTTCTCGGTGTTTACACACCAGACGAATTACAGGAAACGGCACCGCGCGTTGAGCGAGACATTACTCCGCAAACTACCACTGCTGCGGGAATGAACAGTCTGATCAACGCTAAAACAGTGAAAAAGCCTGATGAGCAAACGCGTAAAGCGGATAGCCGTGATCCAGAAGAAATGCTGATGGCCTTTACCAGCGCAGCGATGAATTACAGCACTGTCTCCGAACTGGATAAGGCTTACAAATACATTGCACAAAAACTTTCAGATGATGACGAACTGCTGGCAAAAGCCACCGACGTTTACAGCGTTCGTCGGGAAGAATTAAACGAAACATCTATGTAACCACCACCGCGGCGCCACACGCGCCGCACTGCAACCAAGAGAGGTATTTATGAAAGGTGCATTAGGTAAGAAGGAACTCCTGGCGGTGGTGCCACTGTCATGGAGCACTATCGACCGTATGGAGCGCGCAGGGGAATTTCCTAAACGCTGGTATATCACTGACAAACGCTGTGCATGGAACCGTGACGAAGTTGAGCGTTGGCTTGATGAACGTCAGGCAGCAAGCCCGGCAGAGTTCCAGGGTAAAAAACCTCCTGTTCAGCAACGTGTATATCGTCCCGTGAGCAACGCTGCATGAGTGCGCTGCTAAGGCACTGGAGCAAATGGTCAGGATGGTACTTATTCCTGGCCTCTGTTTCAGCATGGCTTTATCTGCTGGCATTAATTTTCAGAGAGGGTTGGATTAAGTGAGAAAGTTAAGCCGACTTGAAAAATATCACATGAATAAGGTTTCAATGCGCAGTCCGTCAAAGATTGTCGCCGTTACTCCTGCGGCGATAGAGATCGAAAAACGCGCGATTGAAAGAGAGAAAAAAGGGCAGTTCCGCATTGCCGCTCACCTTTGGCTTCAGTGTATGGATGTTGCTTCTGGTGATGTTGAACGTGCAAGGATCGCGGTTCGCAGGGACCAATGTATCACAAAAGGTAACGGCCTTCGCCGTGGCGACTATAGCGGCATAGGATGTTGTGGGGTGGTTTATGACTAAGAAATACACACTAATCTATGCAGATCCACCCTGGGTATACCGGGACAAAGCCGCAAATGGTAATCGCGGTGCCGGTTTTAAATATCCGGTTATGAGTGTGCTGGATATCTGCCGCCTTCCTGTGTGGGATTTGGCCGATGAAAACTGTCTGTTGGCCATGTGGTGGGTGCCAACACAACCACTCGAAGCACTAAAAGTTGTTGAAGCCTGGGGATTCCGTCTGATGACGATGAAGGGCTTCACGTGGATAAAATGTGGTAGTCGACAACCAGATAAACTTGTTATGGGTATGGGACACATGACTCGCGCCAATAGTGAAGATTGCCTGTTTGCGGTAAAGGGAAACTACCTCCGCGCATTAATGCAGGGATCGTTCAGTCATTTACCGCACCGCGGCTTGAGCACTCAAGAAAACCAGATGTCGTTCGTGAAAAACTTGTGCAATTGTTAGGCGATGTTTCTCGCATTGAACTATTCGCCCGCCAGTCGTCTCATGGCTTCGATGTTTGGGGTAATCAGTGCGAAGACCCGGCAGTGCAACTACACCCTGGATACGCGTTGGATATTGGCGGATTAACAAATGCATTCAGCATTTCTCCGCTGTCACCAACAGACAACCAGGGGCGGGAGCGTGCTGCATGAACAGGGCATCACCAGCAGATTTAAGAAAATGCCTTGAAACTGCAAACATGCTTGCACACAGCGGGATCAGGTTTGTTCCAATTCCCGCCGTCACTGATGCTGAATTTGCAACACTGTCAGCAATATTCGAAAACAAAATTGAATCACTGGCAGCAGAAGCAGAGATGGAAGAAAATCAGCAGAACTATTAAACGTTATTCCCCCGCCATCCACTTCTCAAACTTCGACGGGGAGAACGGAATCAGATCCGTATGCTCCCCGTTAATCCAGGAATCAATCATATCGGCCCACTGCTGCAACATGTAGGCGCGCTGTCTGGCGTATTCCGCTTTGTTATATACGGCGCGCCCACCTTTCTGCTCATGTGCCAGAGCCTTTTCAATCCAGTCTGAAGGATAACCAGCCTCATGCAACAACGTACTGGCTGTACGGCGCATATCGTGTACGGTGAAGCCCTGAATATGCTCACCATCTTCATTTATTATTTTCACCGTTCTGTCGATCAGAGAGTTCAGCGCGGCATTAGATAATGGCTTCCGGAAATTGTAACGACCAGGAACCAGATATTCACTTCCACCAGCGCACATCTGCAACCCAACCAATATATCCTGTGCCTGTTTAGGCAGGTAAATAACGTGCGCCCGGCTTCCCTTCATGCGGTCTGAAGGAATTGTCCATGTCCATTTTTTAAAATCTATTTCATCCCACGTTGCATTGGTGAATTCGCCTTTACGAACCATAGTGATAAGCACCAGCTTTAAAGCCATTTTCATAGTGCCCATAGCACCAATGGCATCCAGCGTGCGGAAGAACAGGCCAATTTCTTCTGGTGTCAGTGTTCGCTCTCGTGGTTTAAATATGGCGATAGACGAAGGTTTAATGTCAGCCGCAGGATTAAACAAACCATGACCACGGTCATTGGCGTGACGGTATACGCTGCTGATGATCTCCCTGGCCTGTACTGCTGTTGCCCGACCACCGCGTTCGACAATCCGGTCACACAAATCACGAACCATCGATGTGGTAATTTCAGCCATCATTTTGTTGCCAAGAACCGGAAGTATGTCACGGTCGATCACCGCCTGCTTCATTGCGCGGGTACTGTCAGCCAGGATGACGTGTTTCATATAACTGTCGGTATGTACCGCAAACGTCTCGGCACCACGAATCTTTTTGATACCGTCACGTTTAGCCGCAGCCGGCGACTGGCCTGCTTTAAGCAGCTTCTTTGCAGCAATCAGTTCTTCTCGCGCTTCTGCCAGGCTGATACCGTCACGCCCATACTGCCCGATTACCAGTGTTTCGCGGCGACCGTTGATACGGTAGTCATAGCGAAACGAGACCGTGCCTGACGTAAGCACAGCTACATACAGCCCGTCACGATCGGAGACCTTGTACAGTTTGTCCTGCGGCTTGAGGTTTTTTAATTTTGTATCGGTAAGCAC